CAGAACGTCGACGGGAACGGCTGGGTGTAATGGCGGGTACAGATGTCGAGCAGGCAGAAGACAGCCCGGACAGTCCAGACGGCAAGGACGACAAGCCATACGACATCTACCTCGGCACCATGCGCGGTGCCTTTGTGTCGTTCGGAACAGGAACCAAGTCCACCACCAAGCTCGTGCTCGGGGTACAACGCCAGTACCGGGATGTAGCGCTCAAGCTCCAGGACGAAGAGGGATACATCATCGAGGCCCACTTCTACCGCAGAGCCAGGCGTGCAGATCGTGCCGCGGTACGCGCCGGCGTAGGGATACAAGCAGATGATGAGGCCGTACAGGCGGGCGTGGTCGTGGTCCCGGATGAGAACAACTGGTGGAACCTGGATGACGGGGAAAGCATCGTGGACCCGGACCATCCCAGCATGACCGGCGAGTGGATCGAGGTCGCAGCGAGTGAGGCCGACGCGGTAGTGCTCGACGCCTCGAATCTGCTGATCGCCGGGGTCAACGGCGGCCCCTCGCTCGACGTTCGCCCTGTCGTCGCCCGTGAGCGCCACGGGGCCGAGAACGCTCCTACGCCTGGCCCTGCTCAGAAGATCCGATTCCAGCCCCCACGCTTCACACCACCCGGCACCAAGTAGTACCGTCTCCCTATGGGCCTGAACTTGGATCTCGGCGACCTCACCGCAGTCGCGAAACTCGACCCCGGGTTGCACGCCCAGGTGGTCGACCTTTGCGCGTTGGCCCTAGAGGAAGTCCAGGACATCATCACGGACGGCACCCTCACACAGAAGGAGCCGTTCCTCAAGATGCTCGTGTCCACCATGACGCGACCCACCCCTGATAAGGACAAGGTGGAAGACACGATGGCGGAACTGCGGGAAGAGATGCTCACCCAGAACCGGGCGACCCATTTGCTCCTGCTCAACCGTGGAGACGCAACCCCTGTTGTCGGGGATGATGAAGAGGTGCGCGCGGAACTGGCGGCATTGCAGGTCAAGACGGAGCAGATGCTGAACGAACAGCAGGCCCAACACGATGCCGCAGCCGGTCGATCGGTCTAACCCATGCTGAAACCCGAACAGTGCGGATGGGTAGTGATGCGTCCAGCGGAAGAGCCAGAAGAGGGTATCGAGGAAGCACATGTGATACCCAAGGTCGACATCCGGCCACATCAACCCGAAGACTGCCCATGCAACCCATCCATGGGCCTAGACCAGTGGGGTGTCATCAAGTGGTCGCATAATCCATTTGATGGCCTTGACCATGACAAGCCAAGCGACAACTGACCCATGTCTGCACCTGTAGATGTCCAGGACAACCCATCTGACGCGTCCGGGCTGATCCTCAAGGACCGCATCGAGTCCCTCCAGATCGTCAACAAGGAAATCGGAACGGTCCGGCTCAAACTGAACTGGGCGCAGTTGGACATGCTGGGCCATGTTGAACGCCAGCTCGCGACCACTGGCAAGATCCGTATCATCGTCCTCAAGGCACGCCAAATCGGGATCAGCACGTTCACCGAGGCCCTCGCGTTCACGCTGGCCATGATGATTATGAACTACCGGGTTCTGATCGTCAGCCATGAACGCGACGCCAGCGAGAACATCCTGGGCATGACCAAGACGTACTGGGAGCACTACCGGTTCCGGCAGCTCCTACACGTACACTCCGACTCGCGGTACGAATCGTCGTGGAAGGAAACCGGCAGCAGTATCAAAGTCGCCACGGCAGGCAAGAAAGGCAGTGCCGGTGTGGGCCGGTCCAAGACAACCCACTTCCAGCACATCACAGAGATCGCGTTCTGGACTGATGTCGAGAACACAATGCTCAGCCTGAACCAAACCCTGCCCGAAGTCCCCATGTCCGCGTGTGTAATTGAATCCACCGCGAACGGGGTCGGCAACTGGTACCACAGCGAATGGGAGAAAGCAGTAGCAGGAGAGACCGATTACCTCCCCCTGTTCTACCCGTGGTGGAAGCATCCCGAATACCGGGCCAGTCATCTACGCCTGCCGATCAAACCCCTCGGCAAACTCAGTGTCGAGGAAGCGTTCTACCGGAAGTACCTCGGGGTCGATGATGACCGGTTGACATGGCGACGCTGGTACATCGCGAACAAATGCAACGGCGATGTGTTGCAGTTCATGCAGGAATACCCTGCCACCCCCGAAGAGGCTTTCATCAACACGGGCCTCAACGTGTTCCCCAAGTCGCAGCTCCAGAAGATTTACGACCCGATGAAAGGCTGGCGTGGGGCACTGCACCGCGAGCCAGGGTCGAACAACATCGAGTTCACTTTGGAACCGGAGGGTGATCTCAAGATATTCAGCCTCCCGGGAGCGAACCGCGAAAAGTACCAGTATGTGGTAGCCGGTGATCCGACGCGAACCATGTACGGCGATTACGCGTGTATCCAGGTTCTGGATCGGCGAACCCTGGAACAGGTCGCAGTATTCCGCAAGAAGATGGACCCCGTGGATTTCGCGGAGGAATTGTACCGGATCGGCGTGTTCTACAATGACGCCCTGGTTACGTGTGAGTGTGAGGGCGGCGGCTACGGCACTATCGCAGCCCTGTTGACTCTGGGGTATCCGAACCTGGCGCGGAAGACGGACCCGAGCCTGGGCCGGAAGTCCGTATCCGCGAGCCGGTATGGCTGGAACACGAACGTCCAGACCAAGAACCTCGCGATGGGCTGGATGAAGAACGTCATATACAAGGGCATTCCGACGTTCCATGATGAGCACACCTATAAGGAATTCATGAACTATGTGACCAAGCCGAACGGCGAGTTTGGTCCCGCTGATGAGAAGAACGGGCATGACGATACGGTCATGTCGTATGTGATAGCGGTGGTCACCCATATTCTGGACGGGCCGTTGGACCCGTATACCGGAGCTAGTGCGCTGGAGGGGTTGTCCCCCGACCGGATGCACGGAGCAGTGAACCTGAATGCAGAAGATCCAGAAGGGCCAGATTGGATGAACTGGTCCCCGACACATGAGTAGGTAACGATGCCCACGTACGAGTACAAGTGCCCAATGTCAGGTATGCGGATATCTGAATTCCGCGAGCTGGAGGACCGAGACAACCTTCCGGTATGCAATGGCACTAGGGATGGTCATAGCGGTTTCGGCCAGGAGATGAAGCGCACGTTCTCGTTCCAGATGGCCCCTGTGTTCCAGGAACGGTACGAACCCAGTCTTGGCGTAACCGTATCCAGCAACCGCGCGCTGATGGATGAAGCGAAACGCCTGTCGGCTGCCCAGTCTGAGATCACGGGTCTCGATTGCGACATACAGCCTGTGGCGCTGTCGGATACGAAGGCTCTTGGCGTGGATGGGTCGCGTCTGGAAGAATCCGAGAAGCGGGCTGTAGATAGCGGCCAGCGGGAGGCGAAGCTGTGGCTGTGATCGATGTTCCGACTGGTCCGGCCTCGGGGTCTTCGTTCGGCGACACGGCCGGGGTTTCGGCGGGAACGACCCAGGCGCAGGGTTTCCGGTTGCCGCCCCAGCGCAGTGAGCAGGAAGTCATGCTCGCGTGGAAGATGAACGAGCTGTTCCAGCGGGCACGCGAGGCGAGGCGGAACACAACGGCGCAGTGGAACGCGAACTACAAGACTGTGTACGGCAGGGCACCGGCCCAGTTCGATCCTCGGAAGACGACCAAGGATGTCCCGGAGGTATTTCCGATCCTGGAATCTATGGCGGCGTGGATGACGGACGCGAACCCGAAGTTTGATGTGGCCCCGGTCGCGCAGCCGAACAGTTTCCATTACGCGAAGATGGATGAGATCGGGCAGGATCTCAAGACGTGCCTGAATGCGGCGTGGGATAACCAGGGGTTCGCGACGGAGATCCAGTGCGCGGTGTTCGATGCGTTGACGTATCACATCGGGATCGCGAAGACGGGTTGGGATTGCCACATTCTGCACGGCCTGGGGGATGTATCGTTGCGTCGTATCGATCCGTTCGCGTTCTACATCGATCCGGCGGCGAAGCATCCGCGTGACGCGAACTACATGATCGAGGTTCGGCAGATGTCGATCCAGGATTTGGAGCGTGCATGGCCTGGTGCGTCGAATCGGATCGGCGGCAACGCGGTCCGGCATGACACGGACGGCGCACCGGACCGGATGTCTACCCAGTCTGGCAGTATCCCGATGGCGAACCCGGGTGCCCTGTACGATGCGGCGTCCAACACGACGGGCAGTGGTCGTTTCGGTTTGCCGGGGCAGGCGTCGATTCGGGCTTTCGATGACATCCATGGTGTAACGATTCTGGAGTGCTGGATCAAGGTCCCGGTCACGATTCATCTGGAGGAGCAGGCGTACGATTACATGTCGGCGCATGATCAGCAGCTCGCGAAGGAAGAGCAGGGGAAGCGGGGTGGCCTGCCGGGTGATGACGACCTGAATCCCGATCCGGATGACATCAACGGTGCTGTCAAGTCGCGAGGCCACGATCCGGACAAGGATATGGTGACGTTCGACATTTGGCGGCAGGTTGTCGTATGCGGAAACACCATCATCAGCGATAAGTCCGCGGACGAACTGTACGGCCACGGTGAACACCCGTACGAGATTTACATGCCCACCTGGACAGGTGAACTGTACCGGCCCAGCATGGTCGAGTTGCTGTCCGGATTGCAGGATGACATCAACGAGTTGCTGCGCAACTTTAAACGGAACATCGCCCTGACAGGCAATCCCGTGTTGGTGGAGACCAGGACATCCGGGATGCGCCGCGCGGAGGTGACGGCACAGCCGGGTAAGCGGTATCAGGTGCGGGACAAGGAAGACTTGTCCTGGATGGCACCCCCGACGATTCATCCTCAGGTGGCGGGCGATCTGATGTCGTTCCTGTTGGGTGAGCTGGAGCGGATCTCGGGCCTGTCTGCGATCGTGCGTGGCTTGACCCCGACTGGCAGGAACGCGGAGGGTGTGGTCGACGCAGCCCAGGAAGCGGCCTTCGTTCGGATCCGTATGCAAATCACGAGTCTGGAATCGTTCATCTCGCGGATCGGAAACAAGACAGCGGCGAACCAGGCTGAGTTCTACGATCGGCCCAGGATCATCGCGGTGGCCCCGGTGAATGGCGAGAAGACCAGCCTCGCGATCCGCAGCCTTCATTTCTATGATCCCACACCGGAGAACCGGGTTCCGCTGCGGTACCAGTTCTCTGTGAATGCCGGGTCCGCGAACCCCACATCTCGGGACGCAATGCGCAGCCTGGCCCTGCACCTGTTCGGGATCAACGGTATCGATGTCGAATCGTTGCTCCAGGCTGTCGAATGGCCGAACGCAGCCATTGTCGCCGAACGGGTCAAGGCCCAGCAGATGGCAGAAGCGCAAGCCAGTGTGGGTGCCCGCGATGCGGCACACGTTGGCCGATAAACAGATCACGAACAAGGAGCAACCATGCCCATCAAGTCTACTCATCCAAGCGTTGGTACCAGCGCGACCCTGTTGTGTGATGGCATTCAGGCCACGGGTGCTGATCCCCGTTCGGTTATCGTTGTGAATCCCACGGGATCACCCCGTTCCGTGTTTGTCGGCGGGGCAGATGTTACCACCGGTAACGGAATCACCGTCATCGCCGGGGCAACGTTCGCCATGGACATCGGCCCCGGAGACAGCCTGTACGGGGTCGCCGCTGCGGATACTGACATTGAGCTACTCGTAACCCGCGCGTAGCTCTCGCACACAACCGAACTGGAAAGGCATTATGAGCATTTCACTCTCAAATCCAGGAGGTGGCGGCGGGGGCGGTACCGATCCTGGTGCGCTCCAGAAGTCACAGAATTTCGCGGATCTCACCGATTTGACCGTGGCGGTCGAAAATCTCGACGGGGATGGAGATCTGGCTGCATTCGTAGCAAATCATGGTTCTGACGAACCGTGGCCGCTATTTATTGGCGAGGGGGTGCGCCTGTTTGTCGATGATGCTGATGTGTTGCATACCCGGGCTGAGCTGGACGAGCTCGGCCTTGAGCTGTGGCCCGACTCGACTGACGGCCTGTTCTATCAGGATGGCCAACTCATCTACGCGGCGTATGGCAGTGGCGGGCACACGTACATCACGACTGTTGATGGTGACGATTGGGTTGCCGCTCCGCGGTCCCTTGCTGTCGACATCAAGGCAAGCGTTCCAGGCTACAAGGGTGTGGCCGGTGGGCCGATGTTCTCGGCGTCAGGGTCGACGTTCGGGATGATCGTCCACATGGAACGCGACGACGATGTCACTGGTAATGAGTATCACGAGTTCGGCGTCGCCAAGTTCCTGTCGATCGACGACACTGAGCCGACGTTCCTTGGTGTAATCCTTGCACCCAATCTGGCATTCGCCAATCGAGCTGATGCGGAAACGGTGTGGGCGGCTGCCAATGGTTCCGGTCAAGTCGAAATGCAGACCATCGATGGGGTTGATTACTACATCCTGTTCGCCAACGAGTGCGACGCCTCTGGGGCGTTCGTGCCGGGGTTCATCAAGGCGCGGTGTTCGGTTGCAGATTGGGTCGCTGCTATTGATGCTGATGATCCTCCAGTGTTCGACAAGTGGGGTGGGTCAGACTGGACCGAACCAGGGCTTGGCGGATTGGGTGAATCCATCTATCTGGCGTCGGCCTTCCCATCCAGGGGGTCGGCCATGACCCTCGGCAATGGTGCAGGGTTCTTGTTTGTATGGGCTGACCCAGAGTCTGGCCCCACGGAAAACGATTTCACGGTATGGTGGTCGGTCTCGTCGGATCTTGTCACGTTTACTCCGCGTGAAGCGCTTTGGGGACCCGTAACCGGTACTTCCATTTCGTCGCTCCATATGTATTCGGGGCGACCGGATGATCCAAATCGTGCGTCGGTTGCGCCGATCCATCTGACCTACCTCGCGGCCGAGTCGCCTGGCGATCCGTGGGCAACTGCTCAATTTGAGCGTCGGTTTCTGTGGCCCTACGTTGATGATCCTCGTATCGGTGTGGCCCCCGCTGCCGTTGATGATGAAATGCGAGTGGTAGAGGCGCGTGTCCTGGGTTCGTCCGCCGACTTGGGCGGACAGGCGATTGATCCATCATCGAATCTTGACTCGACTGCTGGTCCGGTTGAAATTGTGTTTGATGGTGTTTCAACGTTCGCTGGCGGCGTCCTCAACCTGCCGGACCCCGGCCCGACGTTCGGCGTCATCAAAGGCGTGAGGCTGATTGGGGTCGAGGTTGAGGGATACGAGGACATGGCCGACGCTGGTCTCCAAATCGCGCTCAGCTCCGGTGGACCGCCGTCAGCGGGGCATTCCACCTCCACCGACCCGGCATGGTCGGCTGACGATAATGCTGGGGCCGTACTACTCCCGGGCGGATCGGCCCCCGGCCCCACTCAGATCGACCTCTACGTCGACACGTTCCTCGAAACGGGATCACCCTCAACTTTCCTCGCAATGATCGCGTTCCCCCTCGGTGGAGCTCCGGTCACGCCGACCCTGCTGCGGATCGAGCGGATCGAATGGATCCAAACGGCGGTAGTTCTTCCGTCCTCCACTTCTAGTGGTGGCGGTACGCCCACCGTGGTTGTGGGTTCCGCAGCCGGTACCGCTGGAGTGGCAACCATCAGTGGCAATGATCGCGGATTTACTGTGGAATTGACAACTGATTCCGATGCGGCGGGGTTGTTTGAACTGTTCACTGTTACGTTCTCCACTCCTTTTCCGGGCGGTGGAGTCGTTGTGTTCTCTCCTGCCAATTCTGGTGCTGGATCAAATTCCTTGGATTCTAACCCTCCCGCTGTTCACGCTTCCCGTGTAGTGTCCGGAGATGATCTCGTATCCGTGAGTTTGGTGAATTCATCTGCCTCGAATCAGGTTGCTGGTAGCGGTACATATGTCTGGGACTTTATGGTCTTCCCGTCTGCTTAGTGGTATGCTCACGAGCGCAATACCGTCCAGCCAGGACCCAACCACAGGAGGCCCATCATGGCCGATTCCAAGATGACCAAGCCGGGGAACGCCGGGATCACCAAGGTCGGGCACACGTCCGGCACCCAGTTCGGCACGAATATGAACGCCCAGCCGAAGGCCCAGAACACGCCGACCGAGGTCAACCTCAAGGGCTAGGCCACACGCGCCGGCAAGGTCAACTCCGGGATGGCTTCACCCGCAAACTAAGCCCGCTTAGTCTCACGTTACGGGACCCCCTCTCAACAGGAGCACAGGACATGGCAACAGGCGCACGGCAAACCAATACGTTCGAGGAAGGGCTGTCCCGTATCCTCAACGACATCGCGGCCCTCAAGCGCCTGCCGGACGCCCCCATGGACTGGGTCATCGATTTCGAAACGACGGCCCTGGACATGTGGCACAAGCTCGGGAACGAGACACCCACGCCCAACCCGATGGCCGGTGGCGCACCCATGCCCGCAGCCCCCATGCCTGCCCCCATGCAGGCTCCCGGCTCCGGTGCCATGCCGCCGTCCGGGATGCCTCAGATCGACCCCGCCATGCAAGCGGCCCTGGCCAGTGGAGGCGACCCGATGATGGGTGGCCAGTCCACACCGCCCCCCGACGAGCTGGCTCGTATGCTCGCCCCGCCCGCGTAACCACACTAAGTAACCAGAATCCACCACCTGTAAAGGACCCATCATGGCCGGAACACCACTCACCCGCGAAACCGTCGAGAACACCCCCACGGGTGCCGTCGAGTTCGACCCTTCCCTCTTGATCGAGGAAGGTGAAGAGACCCCCGTTGAGGTCCCCACAGACCCGATCGTAGGTGCCATGGGTGATGAGGGTGCCCAGGCAATCGCCGCCTACTTCCAGACTCACCCGGAAGACGCACCCACCGATGAGGCATGGCAGGCCCAATTCGGCCAGCTCAGCCCACTGGAACAGCAGGTCGCATCAGCGTTCGAGGACAACGCCATCACCCCCGGTACCCCCGCCGACACAGGCGCAGCGGGTACGGGTGACGGCACCGGTACGGAAGGCAACCCTGTCGCCGCTACCAGAACCCAGATCACTCCCCCAGAAGGCCAACCCCCGGCCCCCAGCACGGTTGCCAATGAAGCAGCCGAACAGGCCCAGCAGTCCGCGGCGGGAGTAGACGGCGAGGGTGGTGGGTTGGCTGTCGAGGACCAGCCTGCCACCCCGTCCGAGTTCGCACCGATCCAGTTGGGTGACTTCCGCATCGAGTCCCCGGAACACGCCGAAGCAGTCGGAGGCATGTTCAGCTTCCTGGCATCCCTCCCCCCGGAGAAGCTCGACGCCATGTGGGCCGTCGCGCAGGGCCAGGACCCCACCCCGCCCGTCACGCCCGCAACCCCTCCCCCGGCAGCACCCGCCGCGCCGGCCACCCCCGATGGTCAGATCACCATCCCCGAAGCCGTCGCCCGCCTTCGTGCCCAGGGTGAGGAGGAGCTGGCCCTGATCCTGGAAGGCCAGCAGCAGACCATCTCATCGACCCAGGAGACGTTGCAGCGCGTCGAGAACCACGTCCAGTCCCAGATCCAGGCCCAGCAGGAAGAGGATCGGGCAGCCCGTACCCTCATCGTGGCGACGATCACGGGTGAGCTGGAGCAGGAGATGGGCCTCCCCGTCGAGACCATGATGGAAGTCCAGAACATGGCAGCCCGGATGCAGAACATCCCGGTTCTCGTCAACGGCGGCATGTCGTTCGAGGAAGCCGTTCGCGAAGGTCTCCGTGCCGCAGCCATGAACGTTCCCGCAGCACGCGAAGCCATCGTGCAGGGTCTGGTCGCAAGCACGGTCCAGAAGGAACAGCAGCAGATCTCTGAGATCCAGCAGCGCAACGACCGCAAGACCCGGGCCGCAGCGGCAACATCGTCGTCCAGTGGTGGCGTCCAGGAGCTTCCGATCGATGTTCGGACCATGGCCCCGGATGCCCGTATGAACGCCATGGCTGATGCCGTGAGGGCATTCCAACAGGGATAGCAATATCCCTCCACCTACTCCGTGCCAGGATTAGTTCCAACAACACCCCGTATGGGGCCAAAGCAATAAGGAGCAATCCATGACCCCCATCGGAGCCGACGCCGTTACGGCGATCACCAACCGGTTCGTGGCCCCCGAAGTGGTGGATGGCGTGTACACGTCGAACATCCTTCTGGCGCGCTGGTACCGCGGCAACAAGATCATGCGCCAGGGCGGTACCCAGATCGAGCAGCCCATGATCTACCGCAAGGGCAACAACGGAGGCTGGTACCGCGGTGCCGAACGCCTGACCCTCGCCCCGCAGGACAACCTCAAGAACTTCGTGTTCGGGTGGAAGCAGTGCCAGCAGACCGTCACCATCGACGGCCTGACCCTGCTCGTCACCGACAGCCCGGAGGCCATCGCCAACCACATCCAGCTCCAGATGGATCAGGCCAAGATGGACATGATGGAAGACCTCGCGGTCGGCCTGTTCGGCGGCGGCGGCAACGTCTCCGGTGGCGACATCAAGGCCATCGACGGTCTCGGCGCAGCGGTCGACGACGGCACGGACGCGGCCAGCTACGGCGGGCAGCTTCGCTCGGGCCAGCCCTGGACCCAGGCGTACGTCAACACGTCGTCCACCCTCACCGCCTACCTGATGCGTCAGGTGATCGGCACCGCTACGATCGGCGGCAACAGCCCCACGATCATCGTGTCGCGGCAGGAGCAGTACGACCGGTTCTGGAAGATCCTCCAGGACAAGCAGCAGTTCCAGACCGCAGGCGGCGGTTCCGCCTTCCAGGATGTCAACGCCGGGTTCACGAACCTGTTCTGCGAAGGCATCCCGTGGTTCGTCGACAGCCACGTCTCGGACGGCGCGAACAGCTCGAACTCCGACATCCTCGTCCTCAACGAGCGGATGTTCACCCTGTACGTCAGCCCCCGCGGCAACCTCAAGATCGAGGACTGGCAGACCCCGGTCGACATGGACGCCATCACGACCAAGATGCTGTGGGCAGGCAACCTCGTGTGCAAGTCCCCCCGCACCCAGGCCAAGCTCGCGAACATCACGGGCTAGTCCCGAACGTCAACCACGAACACAGACCCAAGAACGAGAAAGCAGGAACAGCATGGATTACTCCACGTTCGGCAAGACCTACCCGGGTGTTGCCGACTTCACCACCAACAAGGATCGCGATGGCATCCAGATCCAGTACGACCGCACCGAAGCCGTCGTGCAGCTCAGCGGATCGTGCATCGAGGGCGACGTGCTCGTGTACGTCGCAGCGACCACCACAGCACCCCTCACCGCAGCCAAGATGGGCCTCGTCGGTGCCACGGCCACGATCGCACACCGGTTCGCCGGTATCGCGCTCAGCCCCGGTGCATCCGGCGACGTCATCAAGGTCTGCAAGGACGGACCCTGCCTGGTGAACACCGACGCCGACGCCACGTCGTTCGCCATCGGTGACCTCGCGATCGCCCCCACGACGACGGCAGGCAAGGCGGGACGGGTCGCAGCCGCATCCGCCGCAGCCACCGCCATCATCGGCACCGGCATCGGCCACTTCATGGGGGCCGGTACCACCACCCAGGCTCTGGTGAACGTCCACCACATCTAGTCAGGGCTACCAACCCAAACCCAGGAAAGGCCCCCGGTCCAGCGCCGGGGGCCTTCCACGATCTCAAGCAACCCAGTCCAACAGGACACCCCCACAACAACCCCAAGGAGCAAGCCATGATCGTCCGTCTCTTGAATGTGGGGGATACCACATTCACCAACAAGTACGGCGGCACCAAGTACCGCATCGAACCCGGGAAGGAACTGTACGTTGATGTCGCGGCAGCCATCCTGTGGATGGGCGATCCCGACGTGCGGAACATCGACGCCAGGAACCGCAACCGTGCCGACGAGCTGACCCGTCTGTGCGTCAAGTACGGGTGCATCGGTTCCCCCCTCCAGCTCCGCGACCTCGGACCCCAACTGGAGTGGTACCTCCAGGACGGCACGCGCGTCACCACCATCGCCGAAGACCCGTTCGGCGAGAAGACGCTGGGAACCCAGCTCACCGAAAGCGGCGCGCCCAGCACCGACGCCGACAGCGGTTCGACCGCCCAGAAGCAGATCAGCAAGCTGGTCGACCTCCTCCGCGAGCAGGGCATCGACATCAGCACCGACGACCTGTACGAACCCGTCGAGATCACTGACGACGGCGAGATCGTCGGAAGCGACCCGGAACCCCCGCCCGCATCCGAGATGAAGGACAAGGGCACGCCGGTCAACCCGCAGACCACCCGAGCCGCGGCCGCCAAGGTGAAGGTCCCCGACCTCAACCCGCCCGACGGACCCCCGCAGCCGCAGTAAGGGAGTACCCGCATGGATGGCGAGATGATTGCACTGCGTAACACCCTGATCCAGAAGACGGATGAACTGTCCGGGAAACTGGTCGACTACGCAGAAACCCAGATCGCCATCCTGGAAGAACGTGACGAAAAGTGGTTCGGCATGGATCCTGCCGATTCCGTTGCAGAACGGGATCGGCAGGCCGACCATTCAGTGATCCATCATCAAAGAGACAGGTTGACCCTAGAGGGTGAGATAGCCGCATTGCGGGCCAACATCTCCGCTCTGGAGTGGTCCCTCAAGATCGCACTACACAAACCGGAATAACCGGACCCCGGAAGAGGTAAACATGCCAGCAGGCGCAGGTGTCGAATCGTACATCGATCTGGTGGACTTCACCCCCGGCATATACGACTCGTATCACGGCATCACATCTGATGTTGCTACGGCTGGACCCAAGGATGGGGCAGCGCGACGGGCCGGTACGTGGGGATGCTATGGACGCAAGAACGGTGGCCTGTATCCGCTGTTCAAGGTCACCCAGACCAAGCTCGACGACATCGCAGCGATCCAGACGGCAGGCTCGATTACGGCCCCGTCGACCTTCCGAGGCAGCGCATACACCCCCACCTTGTACACCCTCGGTACCGGCCTGATCGCGGGTGTCCGCACCCTGCCCATCATCGCATCCCCCGATTCGTACGACGAGATCATGATCCTCCAGTCGGCACTGGACGTGAACGGTGCCCCGTCCAGCCCCCTGCCGTCCTACTACCGACGGTACATCGCCCGCGTGTTCGAGCAATACTCTGACACTGTGGCCCTGACCAAATTTCTCAAGTACGGCAAATTCGCTGACCAAGGGATTGCCAGCGATGCGCCCATCGCATTACGGGCAGGCTTTGAGTCCTTCGGTGCAGGGTTCGTATCCGTGGCTCGTTCGGTTGCCTATTTGGATCAGGTGGAAGCACTCACCAAACCGTTCTTCGCGGTCACCATCGCGGGTGACGATCAGTTCAGCAACAGCTCAGCCATTACCCCCAAGGTCGCGGTATTCGGATACCCGCTCCGACACGTCGAGTTCAACGGTGCCCCACACGGAAGCCTGTACAACGACTTCTACTGGTTCAACACTGCCGTTGAACTGAACGTCATCCTCCAGTTCAGTACCGTCGCACCGGAAGCCGTAGTGTTCCACCAGTCCCGTCTCGGCATGTCGTTTGCCCTCCAATCCCCACACGGGAACTACGTCATCACCGGTCATTCTGGGTGGGTGTACTCACCGCCAAACGAGGCAGCCGACTGGGGTTGGCAGTCCCGGGTTCTCGTGAACGGGTACTACGATCCGCAAGGATTCCAGCCCATCGACCGGACCAGCCAATACGGTTCGCTCATCAACTCCGCTGTCGGTGCCGCAGCATCCATGAACGCATCCGAACTGTTTGTTGTTAAGCGGCATGGTGGCGGATATGTGGTCCGCGGCGACATGGCCTCGCCGACCGTGCTCGACATGCCAGGCGTTGTCCCCACCTATGACGCGCCGAACGTGCCCACCGCCACCCCCATGGGATTGGTGTACGGATCGTCCCCCGGTATCTGGTCCTGGACCGGTTCGGAAGGGTCCGAACTGCTGTCCCCCCAATTCGATGACGAATTCTGGAAGCCAGAGAAAGCGGACATGGCCTCCAAGTTCCAGCCGCACGGAAAGTTCAACTACGTGCATCCCTGGCTGTTCGCCCCCAACGGTTGGGTGTACAACTCGGAAACCAAATCATGGTTCCGACTGAATGACCCAGAACAGGTACACACCATCGACGAAAGCACGACCGCTGTTGTGCCCCCGCCCGCATGGTACGAGCAGAACGACAAAGGGGAAGTGTATGCTGTCTCCCCGTTCGTGACCGCGGCACAGCCCGTGCTGTGGCAGAAGTACGACATGAACCAGGTCAAGGGCCGATGGTCCTGGACCTCACAGCCGCTGATGCGGACCCGCAATCGGAAGCTCAAGCTGCGTGAGCTGGTGGTTACGTTGCAAGGGTACGGGTGGGTGCGGATTTATGCTGGCAACGGACCCGGAGAAGATACCCTGCTTGGTACGTTCCAGACCAACTCGGAAGTCATCAGCACCACCCGTTTGTCGATCGGCTATGACGGCCAAGACATCTGTATCCGCATCATTGGATACACGACACTGAACAATGAGGGGGCGGACAATATCTCGGAAGGTTCCCCCGGTCCGATCCTGCATCGCTGTTCGATCGGCTACCAGGAAACCCATTCCGTCAAGACAACCGTGGCGACCTGATATGCCTGTTCCTCCACAGTCGAGACTGAACGTCATGAGGGCACCGCGTGCGGAATACTCACAGACGGATACTGCCGAGAACTACCGGGAATTGGAGCGCTGGGCCAATGAGCGTGCCCCGATCTTTCCGGTGTACGAGTACCGCGCACAGGCCGTTACTGGTGGTGCTCTTGGTAGTGCTGTCCCGGTTGAGTACCCGACGGGTACCGAGGTGTCTCTTCAGGTCCAGAAGAAATTCGACTGGACCGTACTCGTATGCAGTCTCAACATTACGTGCTACGTGACGGCTACGGGCAGGTTGGATTTCTACTCCACCCTGGATGACGACTATCCCGGATCCGATTTCCTGACTTTGCTCTACTTCAATAACACTGGCTACCACCGCGTTGTTTCTGGTCATTCCAGCAAGATGGCAGCCAAGGCGGGATCCCATAAGGTTTCGCTCTACATCACAGCCGTAGGTGGAGCGAGTGCTACCATGGACACGAACGACATGGTGCAATTCACCGTCCAAGAACAGCCACCCCGGTTGGCGTCAGGAGAATCCTGGGTATGACGATCACACTATCTGCGGCCAGGACGAAACTCCGACTCCGGTTGGATGAGACCACATCCGGCGCATGGACGGACGCGCAACTCGACGAATGGATCAGGGACGGCGCGAGGGACATCTCCCGTCGCACCATGGCGTTGCAGGGGATGACAACCCTGTCCGTGCTGGCAAACGCCGTATCGGTAACCGCGCCGGCCACAACGCTCAAGGTGAGCATGGTCAAGTGGTACAGCCCCACCAAGAGCGCCGCCACCATGGAAAAGGTGCTGGAGTACATTGACCACCGGCAAGCAAACCGGGTAATGAACAGCACTGATACCGGCCAACCCCGATACTACTCCACTTGGGGAACCCCGCCCAGCATCGGAGTGGCGCTCCACCCCAAGCCAGACGCGGCGTGCGAGATCGAGCTGTACACCTACAAGGTCGCAACCGACCCGGCCAACGATTCCGCGAACGTCGACATCCCCGACGGATGGACCGACGTGCTCATGCTGTTCGCCGAGTACAGCGCGCAGAAGCGTGATCGGCAACCGGAATGGAAAGACACCAAGGCTCTGTATGAGCAGGCAGTCGAGGGCATGATCGAGTCCACAGCCATGTGGGCAGAAGCAACGCAGACAATCCAGATGCCTGACGGGGGCCAGTACCCCGGTTGGCTCACGAGCTGGGAGTAGGGATATGGCTGGATATGAATGGGACCCCTACGTTGAAAATGGCGTGTGGGGGAACGGATCAACCGCCAATGAGGGGAAGCAGATCACGGGTGCCAATCGCACCTACACGTCCGCCATGTGGAGGAACTACGGGGGCGGCAACCAGTCCCGCTCATCCAATTCCAACCGCAACGCGCCGAGCAGTATCTACGGATCGGCTGATGCCGCGGCACGCGCCGGGTCCACCAACTACGCCAACACGATCGGCAACTGGCAGGCATCCCAGGACGCTCAGTACAAGTCGAACCTGAACAACTACATGGCCCTGTTCCAGCAGTACTCGGCCCCGCAGACTCAGGCGTTCAAGGACGAAGCCGCCATCCTCCAGTCCGAGATGGGGACCCAGCGCGGCAAGACCAATCTGGCGACCAAGGATCTCACCGACCAGATCAACTCCAAACTCCAGATGCTGGCCGTCGACCGTGCATCAGGTGGGGACGATCTCGCCGCAGCAGACCGGCAGCAGAAACTGGTCGACGAGATTTACCAGCTCAACATCCAGCGGAACGACCTCATGCAAGGGAAGCTGAACGAGGACGCCGGGTTCGCGGCCC